ATAACACTCATACCGTCATAAGGATCATCTTCTGGATCAGTACCCATAGCAAATCCCATTCTTTTTACAACACCTGGTGCTTTTTTTCTAAGAGCTGTAATACCTGCATTAGGATCACCACCATTTTTTAAACCTATAATTCCACCTTGTGCTACTTTTTGAAAAGAAGTTACGTCTGCTTTAGATGTTGGAATTCCTGTAATTTCCATTGGAGTTAAATTTATATCAACAGCAGCTTGTGCTTCTTGACCAGCTGCTTGTTGTTCTTGCATATATCTTTTATAAGCGTCTTCTGTTAGTTCATTTAATTCTTTTTGATTTTTATAGTCTAAATACGCCTTACCTGCAGAGCCCCCTATTTTAATAAGGTCTTTATACTTATCTGCATATTCTAAAGCTGTATCGACGTAATCTAAAATACTCATGAATCTATATTCCTTTGAAATTGTTATATATTAAAAACGCAGGGATTTCACCTGAACTTATACTATTATCCTTTTTCACCCAATAAATCAAGAGGTGGCATGATAACCTTAACATCAATCTGGCCTTCGTCTTTACTTAGATTAGCTGCCTTATAAGCTGCTTCATCTTTGTAAATTTCCCCTGTTTTAGCATTTTTGTATGTTGTAATAATTTCTGTTGGTTCAATTAATGGCACATCTTTGCCATCTACTTTAACGGTTTTCATTTAAGTCCTATCTTGTTGTAATACACTTATTGTAACTATTGGGCTTATTACATCAGAAAGCATTTGAATCTTATCTCCTTCTTCTAGTACTAATACAGTTGAATCATCTCCTTTTAAAAACTCATGTTTAATAGTGGTTGCTAACGAGTGTTTATCATAAATAAACGCTGTGCTTGATCCACTATCATAGATAGATAAAGTTAAAGCAGATGTGCCTGCATTAGCATTATAAACCGAAATAGATTTAATAAGTGCTACAGTAGCAGCTGGTACTGTATAACAGTCAGCTGTAGTAGCAGCAGCCAAAGTAGTAATATGAAGTTTATATGCATTAGCCATTATAGTCTTTTTATAATTTTAACTTAACTTAGAAACAATGTAAAGGCTTCTTGTTCATCCTTTAATTGTTGTTGATATGTAGTATTCATTTTTTGTACAATAGATATTACATTATTAGCCAAGTTTTGAACATTTTGTTGGTCAAATTCTGGTCCTTCTATTGTTGATATTACTTCGGATATTTTAGCCATTATCTTCTTCCTCCTGCGTGTATGTCTAGTCTAAAAGTTCCTAGTCGCCAGTTTTCTCCTGTACCTGTATTAGATACTTTAAAAGCTATTTGACGAGCTCTTATCCTAGTGTTTAATTGTGTCGTGCTTGTTGTTGTCGTAAAAGTATTTGTAACCGTATTACTATTGGGAAAAGCTTTTGTATTTAGTGATACTTGTGCATTTCCTGTTTGTGCACCAAAGTCAGGTAGAAATCTACTAATACGCATTATGTATTCCCCTTCTCCACTTAAGTCTCCTTCTTGAGCACCTATATCATAATCACCTGATTCTATGTTAGCTAGAATAGCATTAGTAGTACCATTAGCAAAAACTTCATCAGTCCCTACTTCATGTTGCCAAAAATAACTAGCACCATTTGTAACTGCATTTACATTTGGTTCAGTAGGTGCAACATTTGTTACATATTGTGTAGCATAAGGTTTTCCATAAACTCCTTCAGGAGTCCAAGTAGTTCTAGCAAGTGAACTAGTAGTCCATATAGGATCTGCGTCACTAGACTCTATATAGTTGTAACTAACTGATCGATTAACTTCATCTGATCCTTGACTACAATAAAACCAAGTTACTTCACCAAATAAATTATTTACTGCTCCGTGAATTTGTTGATTAGCATTAACATTAATATCTTCAAATACATAGTCTTCAACAAGGCAAGGCATACTGTAAACTCTGCCTCCTGTATATTTAAAGAAACCATTTGGTCCCATCCAATAAGCAACACCATCAATTTCTACTGGTGCATGTTGACTAGATATTCCACAATTTGTTCCAACTTGTTCAAAACCAAAAGTAAATGGTTGACCAACAAATTTCATTGTATACATCGCTGTATCTGACCAAACATATAAAGCTGTTTTACCAGCAATAACAGACATTAATTTAGATCCATCAGGTAATCTTTGAGATCCCGCTGTGTTAGTTGCACTAGGTGTATATGCTCCTGTGCCATCAATATTTTCTTGATCAGAAAATCTTACAAACATATCATCTTGAGTAGTTGAATCACCTATTGTAGTTTCAGTTCCAATAAATACTAAATGTCTATCCGGAGTAGAAACCGCCATATCTCTTGAAGCAGTTGGTGCATTAGATAATACAGTAGCTCTAGTTGTTAAAGCATTAGTAACAGTTGGATCCCATTTAAAAACTTTTTTGTTATGAACTAAAGCTAATAAATTTTGTCCATAGTTTACTAATCTCCATTGGCCAGGTTCAATTACAACTTGAGCTGAAGAACTTGCACTTCCCCATCCTACATAACTACTAGCATCATAAACTGTAGCTCCATTAAGATGAGAAGCCCTTGTGCTTCCACTATAAGCTCTTGTAATTCCTGTTACTTTATTTCCTGTAATTCCTGTGTATCCAATTAGTTCATTGTCAACTTGAATAACTTCTGTTGATGAAGAAGGAACCGTAAATCCTGTAGTTGATGTTAAAGTAATTTCTGTAGCTGAACCATTATTACCTTGTGCATCATCTGCTAAAGCACCATTTAAAGTAGTTAGTGTTGGTGGAACAACTCTACCGCCAAAAGTATTTGTACCCCATCCATAACCATAACCTTGGGTAACAGGTCCTATTTCATAGTAAGGATCTATAGTAGCTGTTGCAATATTTCCTCCTGTACCACTTTCATTATTACTGGTTAAGGTTGTCATAGTAGTAGTTAAAGTTGTGGCTGTAGGAATTGTAATTACTTCAAATAATTTTCCATCAAAATCAGAAGCAGTATATGAAGTGCTTACTCCAGTCAGAGCTGTAGTTCCGTTTCTAATTAAAAAAATATCACCTATTTTTAAATTATGAGCAGAACCAAAAGTAAAAGTTAAAGAAGCACTTCCATTAGTGCTTTTAATAGAAACGCCTGTTTGAATTTTTGTAGTATCTATAGGAGTAATATCATACACAGCGCCTTCAAAATAAATGTAAAGCAGCTTGTTTGTGCCAATTGCTACATACTTATTTCCAATATTATCTACCCATGCATGTTGGTCTCTTCCTGCACCTATTAAATTACTTGAAGTAAGTTGTTGCCAACCTCCAATTTTTTCAGGATAACTATATCTAAATCTCATATAGTCTCCATTAACCCAACGGCTTTCAGCCCCTGTATCTGAAGACTGTTTATCTAAACCTGGTTTAAGTGTAATTTTTCGTAACATAAAGCCTCATTATAATACTATTTTACAAATGATGGTAGACCTAGCATAGGTCTGCCGTCAAATTTGTTTTTATTAGCAAATGGGCCATTCACATGATTATAATGTAGAAATACTTGACCGCAAATGTTCCCGTCAAAAGGCTCTCGCCAATGTTCAAGTTCACATCCACTATATACTAGCATATCTCCTACTTCAAGTATGACTTTAGTTCCTTTTGGTGCATCGGGTTTATGTATATTTTTACGTTCATCTATTACAGAATCAGCTCCTGTGCCATCTATAAATATAGGCCAGGGATCGCCACCTAAATTAATAGTTGTAGATATCTCACAACTAGGTCTATCTTTATGTCTTTTTAATTCATCTCCTTTTTTATAAGCTCTTGCATAAGAATATGTTGGTATTAATTGTAGACCTGTTTCTTCTTGCATTCTAGGTAATACTTTCATTAATAAAGTTTCCATAACCATATCTGCATAATGAGAGTATGTATTTGGTATCTGTTGATCTGTCCAAGTTCCTAACATTCCATTATCAAAAGTTATATTATTTTTATACATAAACTCTACAGCGTCTCTTTTTAAAAGAAAATAGTTAAACACAAAATTAGCCAGATCATAACTAATTGCTTTTTTAATTACTTGATATTTATTGAAAGCCATCTTGTATAAAATTAAAACTTACTGATATCCTTATATCATTTGATTGATTAGGTTCAACACTATGCCATAACCAAGCAGGAAACATTATAATTCTACCGGGTTTAGGTTCTAGATGAGTTTCTCTCCACAAATGTTTTGGTGGTTGACCTGGTTTTCTTACTGGCATAACAGTTTGTATTCCTGGTCTTGGATCATTACAAATAAGTTTTCCTGAATTAGGTTGTGCATGCACATAATATACACCACTAAATAAACTATTAGGATGTATGTGAGGTTTGTTATAACCACCTTGATAATTTATATTAGCCCACATATTACCTAGTCTAGGTTCTCTATCTAACCATTCTTCTTTAAATACTTGGTGTTGCATTTTAAATAATTCATCTACCAAAGGTTTAAATTGTGGTAGTTCATGCATGTTGGTTTCACTGTGCCAACCATTTACATTTGTTTTTTTTACACCTGAATTTTTTTTAGACCATGCAACTATTTCATTAGCTAAAAAATTATTGTCTAATTGTATGTCATGACCATATATAGTTGTTGGAAAAAATTGTTCTTTAATCATCTAAAAGGTTTGCCTCCAAACCAACAAACTAAAGATTGTCTCATTCCTCTAGTTACTGGATTAACTCTATGATTTATAAAAGATGCAAATATAATTGCATGACCTTGTTTAAGTTCAGCAAACTTACCTGGTGCCATTAATTCTAAATCTCCACCTTCAAACTCTGAGGGATCATTTAATAACAATGTCATTGATATTTTTCTTACAGGTGGTTCGTGTTGCATGTTTACATCACAATCCATATGCCAATCATAAAAACCTCCTTCAGGATATTCTGTAAACTGTGCATTTTCTGTAACTTGTATATCTCCAAAACCAAAATGATTTTCATTAGCTGTTTGTATAAAATTATTAAGATCACGATACATATGACTCATTTCTTTAAATGGTATCCAAGATATTGTTGTAACTCTTTTCTTTGTATCTGTTCCTCCACCAGGTTTACCCATACCTACTTGCGCTGTTTGTGGTTTTTGTTTTCTTCCAGATTCTATAATCTGTCTACATTGATCGGGTGTAAATAATGGCGACGTAGTTTGAACTATCCAACTTTTCCATTTAGGTTCTTTAATATGTCTATTTTCGTACATTCTCTACCACTTTATCATACATTGATTTAATTAATTCTGGTTCTTTTACAGGATGATTCTCCCAACAAAATACATTTAAAAATTGAAAAAATTTTGTTTCTTCATGATTTTGACCTACATAACATAAAGTAGATTCATATTTATCTTTAAAATATTTATGTCTATGTGCACCGCTTCTAATATGCACACCATCAACATCTAAAACGATTGGACACAATAATCCATTTTTTTCAAAGTCAGGATTTACCTTTTCTACAAATTTATCTACTGTTGGAAAATGAGTTTTCATATCTTTAAATTTTACTTCTTTTAATTTGTCTTTAAATATTTGATAGTAAGGCTCTAACATTAAACTACTCCTCTATTTCTAATTGGGTCATACTTAACATCCATATTTGCTGCTAATGTTCTTCGATATCCTGGACCATTAAAAGGATATACGCAGTGTCTCATATCATATGGAAATACATAAAAATCTCTTTCTTTTATATTAGGTTGATAATCTACTTTTGCAAAATATCCATTAGTTGAGCCTAATATTTGTAGTTTACCATTTTGTGGTTGTTCTGCTGCAGAATATTCTACACCATAAGACTTGGGTAATTTTAAAATCATAACAGATGATAAACCTGTAAAGGATGTTCCCTGGTGCACATGCACTGGATTATATTCATGTTCAAACATAGTGTTGATCCACACAGAATTAAAATGTAATTGATATGGTTTAATTTTATTCCATTCTAAATAATGTCTAAATTTTTGTTCAAACCACCCCAATACATTATCAGGTAAATAATTATGTCTAGTCATTCTATCACTATCTTCACCATTAAAAAACAAACTGTGTTCTTTTTCAATCTTGCCAACTAATTGTTTATTAGCTGATTTTAATTCAGAATATTTAGTTTCATAAATATGATTAATAGCTTGATATACATCAAAGGGTACTTGATATTTTAATATCGATTGACCTAAAAATACAAAATTAAAATTATTCTGGTTTAGATCCAAGGTCATGGGTTAGTTGTTCTTTCTTGTTGTAAATCATTTCTCCTGATTTTTTAACTCTTTCTATACTTTTTAATTGGCCTAATACATTAAACACTTCAGGTTGACTAGATCC